GACAAGACCTCGCGCGGCGAGGCGCTTCAATCTTCCCAGCAACTCAAAATCGAATCCTTCGACCAGTTCACCGCCAACTTCTACAAGATCATTGGCGAGAACTGCCAGGAGACCATCGAAGCGCGGGCAATCGCGGTTGCCCTTGCTGGAACCTTTTACGACCGGGCAGCCGCACGCGGCAGCCTGGACGCCGGCACCTCCGGGCACAATGCTTCGGATGCAGTGTTCCGCCGGGCGGCTGGCCTGTTCGCATCGCTGCGGACACGCGGCTTCGAGGAAGCCACCGGCCCCGAGTGGGCTTGCTACATGCACCCATGGGTGTCTCACGACATCCAGGAGGGCGGCAAGGTCGTTTACGTAGGCGAGTACCAGAACGACAACATCATCCTGAACTGGCAGCTTGGCAAGCTCGGGCGCTTCAAGATCGTTGAAAGTCCCTACGCCAAAGTGTTCTTCGGCGCAGGCGCAACCCACGACACCGAGCAGGCTACCACAGTCGCAACCGCTTCCACCCCGCTCGCTGTGACGCTCGTCACCACTGACGACAAGTCCACCAACATCGCCAAAGGCCGGCTGTACAACATCGGCACCGAAGAGACCTCAACGACCTACTACCCGATGAACGAGCAGTTCCGGGCGCTGTCTGCTTCCACGACCACCATCACCCTGAACGGCTTCGCAGTCAACGGCGGGTTGAAGTACGCCCACGCCGCGAGCGAAGCGGTCAACAACAACGACAGCGTGTACACAATGCTGTTTGCCGGACCGGAATCGCTGGTGCAGATCTACGCCACCGACCCGCAGAACGGCGACCCCGACGCGCGGCCTGTTCCTGGTGTTCCGGGCGCGGCAATCGTCGGCCCGTTGAAGCAAGGCCTCGCCCATCAGTGGGACAGCCTGGCGTGGAAATGGTGGGGTAACTTCGGCCTGATCGCGCAGAAGAACCTCTATCGCTACGAGTGCTCGGTTAGTTATGAGCACAGCACTTAAGGAGGTATGAAATGGCTGAAGGAACTGATACCTACGAGGCCCTCGCCGTCCCTTTGTACGGCGAAAGTGAAATCAAGCAAACCGCTGGCGATGAAGCGGTTGACATCCTGACCCTGACCGGCTCGACCGGTACGATGACCGGCGATTTCCTGGTTGCGCAGTCCGGTGCTGGCACCGAGGTGTTTGTTGTGTCTGCCTCGGGCGCGATCACCAGCGCGGCTGGGATTACCCTGTCTGGCGTCAGTCCGTTCACCGCGGTGCTCTCATCGACTGCGGCAAACGCGTTCAGCGTATCCGTGACCAGCACGGGCGCAATCGCGGTGGGGACTGCTACGAACAGTGTCCTGTACGTGTCCGCCAGTACCAAGTCGGTGCTGAACTCTATCATCACCTACGTTAGCACCAGCACCGGCGGCGAAGTTGGCACGTGCAACACCGTCCTCCTGACGCAGGGTTCGAAGGCTCCGTCCTTCCTGATCTCAACCGGCGCAACTGCGGCTGGCGTTGGGGCCGTCACCACCAATGGGTTTGTAACGGCAGGGCTGTTCCTGACCTCCGCGCTTGGCACCACCGTGCCAATCAGCGCGATCTCGGTTCAGCTTGGCTCCGGGACTTACTACATCCCGTGCCTGACCACCACCACGCTGGCAGCTTCATAACCATCACGTAATTCCCGGAGGGCGAAAGCCCTCCGGGGTAGAAAGGTCAATTGAATGAAACTCGCAGTACACGAGAGGCTCGCCTTGCTTACTCTTCTCCCCAAGAAAGGCGACTATGCCGCGCTGGGAACTATCCGGCGCACGAGGGAGATGCTTTCGTTTACACCGGAAGAACTTGCATTCTACGAGATAAGAACTGGCCAGGGACCGGACGGAAAACCACAAACACAGTGGAGCACCAAGAAGGCGAACGAGGTCGTGAGGGACGTCCCGGTCGATGAATACATGACTCGGGTATTCCGCAATGCGCTCTCCGAGATGAACAACAAGGGAGAGCTAACGGAAGAATACCTGAGCGTTTTTGACAAGTTCGTTATTATCTACCAATGAGCGGCAATCTCATTCCGATCATTGTCGGCGGCGAGAACGACCGCACAACCTGCCCGGTCTGCAATATGGCCGTCCGGGTTGTGCGCAGGACGAACGGGTACGCCGACCATTACGAGGCTCTGATTGTTGGCGAGGACGTCGGAAAAGTCTTGCGCCCTCAAGACCCGGAGACCGCCGCGAAGCTGAAAGAACTGCGCAAAGGGAAGAAGACTGTCGCAATAGTTGGCATGGCGGCGACATCGTGCAGCCTGGCTCCGTTCGATGATCCCGACGTGGAAATATGGGGGCTGAACGAGGCTCACGCGTTCCCGTGGATGAAGCGCGCCACCCGCTGGTTCCAGATCCACAACTCCGATTCGTGGAAGCGATACATTGCCAAACGGGACGTGCGCGGCCACTTCGACTGGCTGAAGAAAAACCCCTGGGACATTCCGATCTACATGCAGTATTACCAGGAGATCATACCAAAGAGCGTGGGCTACCCACTCCACGAGATCATGGACAAGGTGTTCCCGCTGTTCAACAAAGGCGACAAGAAGGTGAAATACTTCACCAGCTCGTTCGCCTACATGATGGGCGTCGCCGTATTGGAGGACTTCGAGCGGATCGAGGTCTATGGTTTCGAGATGGCTGATGACGTCGAGTACGTGAAACAGAAGGCGTGCGCAGAGTTCTGGGTTGGGTACGCGATGGGAAAAGGGATTGAGATATACACGCCGGAAGGGAACCAACTGTTGTGGTCTGGACTGTACGGCGGCAACGAACAGGGGGATGGGTGGTAACGATGAACAAGTCCGCACGCGAGCACGCTGACCGGATCGCGACGCTCGCCGATCGAATGGAGCTTGCCCCCAAGCGCTGCCTGGACGTGGGCTGCGGCACGGGCTACCTGCTCCAGCAGCTCCAGGTTCAGAACTGGGCGGTCATAGTCGGCCTGACGCTGGGCGACGATAAGCCGGAGATCGAGGAGTTTGTCACCGAGCGCGAGCAGGTGAATGGGCAGTTCGACCTGATAACCTGTGTTCAGGCGTTGGAGCGAGTAGACGACGCCGGGGAATGGGTGGGCTGGATGATTGGCAAGCTGGCCACCGCCGGTACGCTGATAATCGAGACACAGCATAGACGTCCGCAAGCGGAATACACGCTGAGCAAACTCGGGGCTGCGTATTCCTGCATCGAAGACGGCGAGAACACCATCATCCTGGTTGGAGAGCGTTACAAGGACATGACGACCAAGAAGGTATTCTACTCGTTCGACTCGCCTGACATGACATCTCAGGAAGAATATCTAAAATGGCTTTCGATGTCTTACGGAAAGGCGGCAAAGTGAATACAGATTACGACGCGATCTACCGCGATAAGCCCGACAAGTGGACATCCGGGCCGCGTGATGAGTTCGCCTATTGGTCCATCGAGGGCTATCTGGGGCATGAACCGGAGAGCCTGCTGGACGTGGGCTGCGGCAACGGGCACACCATCGGACTGCTAAAGATGTTGTGGCCTGACACGCGCTTCGTCGGGGTGGATGTATCCGAGGTGGCCTGCCGTCTTGCCAGGGCTGGAGCGCCTGGGGCTGTGTTCGTACACGGCACAGTTGAAGATGTCGTATCTCACGGGCCGTTCGAGGTGGTCACGCTGATGGGCGTAGCCGAGCACTTCGAGGATGTGGTTGACGGGCTGGTACGGGCTGCGGCAATGCTCAATCCGGGCGGGATAATCTACCTGGAAGCGCCCAATAATCTGCTGATGTCGGGGCGCAGTGATGAAGGCTGGTACGCCAGCAGCGTGCAGGAGGAGTGGCACCTGTACCGCGGCACGTGGGAAGAAAAGTTCAAACAGGCCGGGCTGAAGATCGGGAAGAGCCTGATCGGGCGCGGCGTGGAATGGGAGTTCGTCTGGATATTGGAAAGAGGGTTGGAATGAAACTGGAATCGCAGGAACGCATCGCGCTGATTGAGCTGCTAACCGTGAACGAGGGCAAGTATGACGCCCTCCACACCTTGCGGCGCGTGCATGGCATGGTTGGGTTCAGCCCGGACGAGATGGAGCGGCTGAAGAACAGCGAGCAGATTGACGCTAAGGAAGTCCATCTCGACAACTGGACGAAGGAATACATCGAGGCGGCGCTGAAGAAGCTGGACGAAGAGGGCAAGCTGCCGCTGGCTTATCTGTCCGTTTATGACAAGTTCGTGTTCGCAGACTTCAGCGACCGGCTGGATCCGCAAGATCCCGAGGTTGCGGAAAGACTGCGCGGACTGCGGAAAGGAAAATTAACCGTTGCTCTCGTTGGGCTGGCATCCAGCTCGTGCGGGCTGGCTCCATTCAGGGACAACGATGTAGAAATCTGGGGCGAGAACGAGGCGCACGCCTTCAAGTTCTTCACCAGGGCTACCGCATGGTTTCAGGTTCACAACTCCTACCGTCAGAAGATCGCCAAGCGCGGAATACATGGGCACTACGACTGGCTGCGAGAGAACCCCTGGAAGATACCGATTTATTTGCCGCACGTGCTGAAGGACGTACCCAAGAGCACAGCCTACCCGCTTGAGGACGTATGCTACGAACTCCTGGGCAACATCCGCAAGGGCGATAAGCCAATCAGGTATTTCAATTCGTCGTTTGATTACATGGTGGCGCTGGCACTGCTTGGGGACTTCCAGCGCATCGAAGTATACGGGTTCGACATGGCGGGCGACAACGAGTACTCCTTGCAGAAGCCTAGCGCCGAGTTCTGGCTGGGTGTGGCGGCTGGCAGGGGTGTGGAGATTTACCTACCCGAGCAAAGCAAGCTATTGAGCGGCAACTTGTACGGCGGCGCAGAGCAGGGAGAAGCGTGGCGATGAGCGGAAACATTCAACTTCTTTCCATTTGTGAGGACTGTGCGAAGTTACTTGGGAACAGTCAAGAATACCTTACGATTCCCGCATGGCCCTTTTCGAAATGTGATGGGTGCGGATCAGATAAGACCATGTGGGTCATGGGCGGAACAAAAGAAGGAATAAGAGCAATGATAGTCCATCTGAAACAAGAGGCGGGATGGACACGGAGTTAGCCACCGTCAAGGAATTGTGGCTGATTGTCGAATGCCCGCACTGCCACAGGCCGCAGGTGGTCCCGAAGTACGTCGGCAAAGGCCAGGTGTACGACCTGGACAAGAGAGAGGAACAGCGGTGCGGGATCTGCGGGAAGATGTTCGGGGTAGTCCTGGAGGCGAGACGTGAGCCTGAGGACTGAGAGCCTGGTGCAAGAGGCGAAGAACCTGGACGAGCTGCGCCAACACCTGAGCGTGATGGAGCAGAAGCATAACCAGGCGATGCTGCGGGCAATCGAAGACCCGAGCACGCCCACGGATGAGCGCAACACATTAGTTGAGATCGTGATGAAGAGAAAGGATGAGCAGGATGGCTAGGAAGTTGAAAGAATATTTGATCGACGATAAAGACCAAGCCAGCCAAATGCTGATGGTATGGGGCGACCCTACACCGCGCTTCTGGGAAATCGAGAAGATCCCAGGTATTCTGGAAGTGCGGGTGTGGTCTAAAGGAGATAACAATTGTAGAGTTTACTTTGACCCGCGCTATGACCTAGAAGAACTCAAGCAGGAAATACTAGACCTTTTAGAAAGAAAGGATGAACAGGAATGACAGCAACCAAGCGTAAGGTAGTACAGAAGATCGACACCAGCAAACCGGCGCTGAAGATTGAGGAAGGCGAGGTAGTCAAAGTCCCGCTGCCTGAGACTGTGGTGGAAGAGTACACCGTGGAGGAAGAAGTAGACAGCGGCAAGCCGAAGTACCGCATCGAGACCGGCAACGGCGAAGCGGTGTACGAGTATTCCGGCGACTGCTGGGACTGCAACCTGGAGCACGCTGTGACGGCGGTGTTCGCCTGCAAGACGCACCCGATCCGGGCGGACGGCGAGCTTGGCAACCAGCTTGCCGCGTTCTGGGCTGACGGCTCGTTCTCCACGCCGCTGTGCCAGAGACACTACCAGATCAGGCTGGGGAACCTGCCCCAGCAATCGTCACCGGTCCTGAAGGTGATTGAAAAGACGATGTGATATGAGCGCGCCCGATCACAACGCAGACGCTGAGCACGGCCAGGGTGAGATGATCTACGCTGTCCGCAACTCGTTCAAGGGGATGCCCGTCAAGTCGGTGCAGACCAGCATGGGCGAGCTAAAGCTGGATAAGAAAGGGCGCTGCATCGTCAAGGATAAGACCGTGGCCGACGAGATAAGGCAGACGTACGGCAAAGACCTGACCGTGAGCAGATTATTCAGACACCACCCGGCAGACCGCGGGCACAGGTATTTCCATGGGCAAGTTCCCGCCATGCCCTGGCATCAAGAAGACGAATACGGGCGGCGCATCCGGGACACGGAGCCGCTAGAAGAGGCCCCAAGCCTTCAGGACGAAGCGCCTGGGGAGGTACGAAAACAGGAGGAACAAACATGACGAAAGCAACCGTAGACGTAAACGATCTGGCCTTTACCCCGGTCGGCGCGCATAACAGCGGCCTGGCGATTTCCAGCGCCGTCTCGCTGACAATCCCGGCAGGAGCAAGCAAGCTGATGATCCAGGCGCTGACGCAGAACGTGCGCTTCACGCTGGACGGGACAGCGGCTACCACGTCGCTGGGCTTCCAGTTGAAGGCGGGCGACCCGCCGGTGATCATCCCGCTTGCGCCTCTCACACCTGTTGTGAAGGTGATCGAAGAGACGGCGACCGCTTCGCTCCAGTACCAATTCGGACGCTAGATGCACATCCTCGTTCGCCATCTCCACTTGCATGCTCACAGCCCCGCCGAGGGTGTCGCCCCCGCGGTGCTCGACTACCAGGTGGGTGCGAGCGCGGACGACGCCGACGAGCAGAGCGGTGGCTTGATGGCGCTCACGAGCGCCACGCTCCTTAACGTGGACGGGGCGAACGAGTGGAACGGGGTACGCTTCCTGGCTGTGACAATCCCGGTTGGCGCAACCATCGAGGCCGCGTACCTGACGCTCAACTTCCCAACCGCATCACTGGACGAGCCGGACGTGACCATATCGGGGCTGGACACCGCCAACCCTGGGACGTTCACGACCGACGCCAACAACATCAGCGGCAGGACAAGGACGACCGCCTCGGTGAACTGGGCAAGCGCCAATCTGGGAGCGCCGGGGAACTTCAACACGGCTGACCTGAGCGCAATCGTGGCCGAGCTTGTCGCCAGCTACGACTACTCGGCGGGTTCTGCGATGGGCTTTGTCTGGACATCGAGAGCGGGAGACGTGGCGCGGGACACCTCTATCACCGCCTACGACGGGACGGCAGCCAGCGCGCCGAAGCTGCACATCGAGTACCGGATATGAAATTACGCACCGTCCCGCAGAAATCAATGATAGTCCACTGGAACGAGAAGGTGGGCGGGGCGGCGGCTATCCCCTGGTATCTGACGGGCGGGATCGCGGCGGTGAATTGCATTGCCGTTTACCAGCCAAAGGGCGCGGCAAGTCTGGCCGCGAGCTATATCAACCTGATTACGCCAGGGACGCTTGACGCCGCGCTTGGGGTTGCACCCACATTCAATACCGCGACAGGCTGGACTTTTGACGGGACGTCTCAATATTTGAAAACCGGGGTTGTGCCAGCAGCGAATCAAGGGGGTACGGTAATCATCAATTTTAACGCAGCGGCGGTATCTGGGAATCCTTTTTTTGGTGTATACGAATCCGCAACAAATAGGCTAAGAGCCTATCCGAGACATACAGGCGGATCACGGTTTTATCAACACAATTCCAGTACAAGTTTTGTCGGTACTCTCACATCAGGAGTTATTGCAATCGCGGGGGTACAACCTTATCTGAATGGATCAGCAGAAGCAAGCGCCCTGGCCGTACAAACCGCCACACCGACTACTGAAATGTACATTGGTGGTTATAACAATGGCGGCGTGGCAGAGGGTCTGGCCGGATCGACAATCACGCAATTCGTGTACTACGACACCGTATTAAACCCAACCCAAGTGGCAGCGGTATCGGATGCTATGGCGGCACTATAGGAGATAACATGAACTACAGCGAACAGGTGGCACTAGCAAAGTCAAACTTATTTTTTGAGCGCGTCATGCAGGCTGCGCTTGAGATTGCTATCGCCGTAAGCGAAGAGAACTCAAGCGGAGATTATGACGTTGATGTGAGACGGGTGACGCTGGCGCAGGACGTCATGCGGCGCAGCAACGAGCTTGCGCCGCGCTTCGCGTTGGCAGTGGCGACTCTGATTGGCGATGCCAAAGCAAGCGACGCGGAGGTCAAAACCGCCGTCGTTCGGGTTTGGAACGCATTTGCCGGGCTGAATCCAAAGTCAGCAAAACCGGTAGTTACGCCCGTTGTTGTCAAGGCCGCGGAAGCGCAACCTGTGAATACTCCAGTTGTCGCCGCACCTGTCGAGGACAAGAGCGAGCCGCTGATGGTTGCGGCAATCGAAGAAGAGGGCGAAGTCGATAACCGACCCTGGTACAAGAAATTATTCGGGTGAGCCATGCCTGGAAATACGGTAAAGAATTGGAAAGTGTACGAGGCCTTGAGAGCAGAAGGCAAAAGCGAAGAGAGCGCGGCCAGGATCGCCAACGCGCAAGCGAGCAGGAAGGCCAGGCCGCAGTCTAAGAAGAGTAAGAAGAGACGGGGCAAACGCCCAGGAGGTAAGTGATGGCTAAGAAACCCATGAAGAAGAAGGGAATGCACAAGATGCCAGGCGGCATGATGATGGCAGATTCCGAAATGCAGGGCATGATGCCCAAGAAACGCAAGGCGAAGAAAGGCAAGCCCAAGAAGAAATAGGAGGCAAGCAATGACAGAGAAAAGAGTAATTGGAGTAAAACCCTGGTGGCTGCGCGGCACGGTTGAGCCAAGTGAATGCCTGTGCGCATTCCAACCCATTGGCGCGCTCAACATTTCGCAGAGCCTGTTCAACATCAACAGCCGCGGGACGAACGACGCCGCGATTGGGACCACGCCGACATTCGCATCCGCGACCGGCTGGACATTCGATGGGGCTACCACCTACCTGACGGTAGGCAGCGGCGCAATCGCTTCGGCTGTCCCGCTCTCGATGATAGCCCTGTTCAATTCAGACGACATAACGACCGCCTACGCGCTGATGTCCATCGACCGGGAAGCCTCGGCGCACAACTCGTTCAAGATTCTGGCGGCGGGCGCTACGTCTAACGACCCGGTGACGGCGGTATCCACCCAGGCGGCAACCGCCAGGACCGCCACGACCGGGACGGGCTACGTTGCAAGCACGTGGTACGTGGGCGCAGGTGTGTTTTCGACCGCCAGCCTGCGGACGGCGTTTATCTACTCGAAGAACAGCCGCGCCACAGCATACACCCACTTTGGGAACAAGGGCAGCGACACCAACTCGAACACACCGGCGAGCGTGGACCTCACCCACATTGGAGCCACGCACGACTCGTCATCGTTGGCGAACTTCTTCTTGGGCAAGATCGGGGCGTGCGCGTTCTACAAGGTTGCCCTGACCGAGAAGCAGGTGTTGGAGATCGCGCTGGGTATGCTCGAGCTTGTATGACCTGGTTCGAGGGTTCACGCTACTGGCTGTTCGGGCCGCTATGTCTGAATGTGTACGCGCTTGCGGGCGCGTGGCTGAGCGCGGGATTGCACTTGAGCATCGCACCACTGTACGCCGACATTCACATCGGCTGGTGGATCGTGTCAGTTATGAGCAGGGAGCGCGGCGAATGGCTGCACCAAACGGAGGCAGAATATGAGCGAGACATTATTTAGCGCAACGCTGGCAACCGCCAAGCTGATAACGCCTGTGGTCGACAGCGAAGCAACATCTGACGGCGCGGCCGGCAAGACCACGCTGGTGGATGCCAACTTCCCATTTACCACGGGCAGCGGGAGCGCGCCGCCGGACGACTACTATAACTTCGGTACGATCTTTTTCGTCACCTGTTCGAGCGCATCGGTTGCCAACCAGGGAGACACGCGGGTGATAAGCGACTATGAACTGGGAACATCGCCTGCCGTGACGTTCACTTTTGCTGCGGCTGATGCGGTGACAAAAGACGGCGACCTATACAGCGTTTCCGACTGGACTTATCCGCGCTTTATCTTGCGCCAGGGTATCAACTATATTCTGTCCGACATCGGCGGGGAGGATCTGCAATACTCCGACGCGGCTTATATCACCGTGGCCAACCAGATGAATTACGACCTGCCCACCGGGAAATTCAACATCAAGCGGGTGGAGATCGCCAGCAATACCAGCGCGCCGTATGACTACGTGGCCGTGCCAAAGGCGGAGTGGTACATCCTCAACGATGACCTGTTCTTCACCGAGTTTCAACAGCCAACGGTTGCCGGCTATCGCATCCGACTGACATACAACGTGCCTTTTACGGAGCTGGACAGCGACGACGACGCCCTTCCGGACCAATACGACATCAACTGGATCAAGTGGGGGGCTGCGGCTTACTGCATGCACTGGAAGGTTGGGCAGATGCGCGGCCAGGACCCGGACAAGATCGCCATGATGATGGAGAGCATTGGCAATGCCGAGCGCAAAGAAGCCAAGTACCGCCCGAAACTCAACAACCTGCCCGAGCCGAACGAGGGGAGCGCCTGGACGTTGGGCGGGACGGTGGATTATGTCGGTGAACCCGGCAAAGTGAGGGTATACAGCTAATGGCGCTCGTAGACCCGGATGCCCGCAATCAGAAGTTTGATCTCCAGCTCACGCACAACGGCGTGATAGTCCCGATGATCCTGTGCGACCCGAACGGCAGGGAGAATAAGCTGGCGTTTACACGCGACCCGATCAGGCAATCCAGCCTCAAGATGTATTCAGGGCTGCAGAAGTATTCCGACCAGGAACCTCCCTGGACCCCGGTAGCGCAGACCGATTGGAGCGGAGGGAGGGGAAGCAAGGACTTTGACAAAGACGCCTCGATGTACTTTGACGGCTACCAGGTGGACACCACCAGGCCGGGCCAGATCATTCTGGCCGGGAAGGCAACAGTATCATTCAACGCCACCAACTTTGGCACAACCTACGCCAACACCACCAAAACCATCGCAATGCCGGACGCCACGACCGTGTATTACGCCTGGAATTTCGCGGCCACTTCCACGGTGACGGTTGCAAACCTGCAAACCAGCATCAACATAACGAAAGTATCGGGGTCCTATCCCGGGAATCTGAGCGTGCTGGCCGGGATCGGTGAAATCTCGGGCGGCACGGTGGCGAATATCGTCTGGGCCACCAACGCAGCCTATACCGATCAGAAATTCCAGCCAAACGTGGTTTCCTCGATCAGTTGGGACGTAGCCAAGTCGCTGAACTCTGGAAGCGAGTACGCCATCCTGTTCAGATTGATCGCCGGGTCTGGTTATCAGGGATATTTTTACTGCTACGAAAGCACGTCCGTAGACGATTACTACACCAGCCTGAATGGGAGCTCCTGGACGCAGGGGACAGATGATGAAGTGCCATATTTCACCGTCCTCGCAGCGGCAACCAACACCAAAGCGCATTACTTCGAGTATAAGGGCGCGCTCTACGCGGCTTATCAGTACGACAACACGACGAACAGCAAACTCTACCTCAATGGCGACCAGGGAGTGTGCGAGACTACCGGCACAACCACGACCGTGATAAAGACCCACAGCGGGATCAAGAACTGGGCAGCGGACGAGGCGATTGGGTCGATATTTGTCCTCGTGAAAGGGACAGGGACAGACCAGCCCCAACCCTGGCGGGAGATCACGGACAATGACGCCAGCGGCGCAGGTCCGCCGATCACGTCCTCGTTCACCGTAAGCCCGGCCTTCGACATAATGCCGGACGATACCACCATATTCGCCATTGTGAACAGCGATGAGTGGACGGAGATTGCGGCCTTTGATACTAACTACAATGTGAAAGTAACCGATGTGCTATCCGCCAATGGCGTGGTCTATTTCGCCTGCGGCGACAGCGCAGTCATGGTCAGGATGTACGCCTATGATGCCAGCGGAACCTGGACCTACAATTTCAGCGACCACACTGGCAGCACATACAGCGATGGGAGCGCGGAAGAGGATACGACCGACGCCAAATTCACCTACCTATTAATCTTCTCCGACATGAGCGGCACATACATCATGGGGGCGAAGGGCGGCTACCCATCGCAGACCGCCATAGCGCCGGTGATAGACTATTCGGCAAAGGCCGGGAGCGGCGAGGCCGCCCTGGTGTGGGAAGACAACATCAGTTGCGGCGATACTTACGAGCGCGTCCGCGGGTTGGAACTGTATGCTCATCCCAATTACGGCTACGAAACCCCGTTCGCCCTGAAAGAGGGCGGGATGAAATATTACGAAGACCGCAAGTGGTATGACGTGGACGTACACCAGTTCAGGTCGTCGCGGGATTACCGGAACGGGATGGCGCACTGGGTGCAGGGTGTTTACCTGTACACAAGCTGGCACCAGAGCATGAACCGCTACTACCGCGGCAGTCTGGACAGAGTTGGACCAGACAAGGCAGAGGCCGGAATACCGAGCAGCAACAGGCAGGGACATTTCTCTGCCATTACGGGATACGCAGACATACTTTATGGGAGCGTCGACGCCGGGACAGCGGGCTATTCGAGCATCCTGGCATACAACGAGCAGGGCTGGTGCGAAATGTATCTGGCCGCACTGGGGCAGAGAATCCAAAGCCTGTATGCCCAGAGCATTCCGGGAAACACGGTAGACAGGCTGTGGTTCAATGCCGGACCTGCGTTATATTGGCTGCCCCTGTCAGTAGATCCGTTCAACCACCCCGATAATGGTTATCCATTCTGCTCGGAAGGGCACCTGATAACCTCCTGGATATACCTGGAGCTTCACGCCGTAAACAAGTTATTCAACTCCATCAAGGTTGTGGCCGAGGAACTGACAGCCAGCAATCAATACGTTGACGTGTCTTATCAGGTCAACAACGACACCTCCTGGACCAGCGTCACCGGTTCTATCGACACGTTCGGAGAGGAGCTGGACTTAGCCGCCACGCCAAGCGTCACCGGCTACCGTATCTGCTTCAAGTTCAGGCTGGCGACGACGAACGAGGACCTTACCCCACGCGTCCTGGCTACCGTGCTCGAAGCCATAACCAGGCTGACTAATAAATACGTGACGACCGTAAGCTGCCGGCTCGACCCGGACGATGACCCGGAATACGCCAGCGCGCTGGCAAAGTTCAACGCCTTGAACACCATGAACGACAGCACGACGCCCGCCACGATCGAGAGTCAGATCGACATGCTCGACGGGAAGACCGCGTTCGTGGATGGACTGACCCCCCGGGGCTTCAAGGCGATCAACACGAAGGGCAAGACGAGCTACGTTGTCCAGTTCCAACTGATCGAAATATGAGCGACGAGCCAATTCTAGTACAGGGAAGCTGGGCGACGATACCGGAGGCGAAGATCTCCGCCGCGCTCGATACGCTGGGGCTGAAATATATCTTTCAATACGAGTTATGGGGTGGGCAGTTCTTGCGCGGCGGCGTGGTGATCGACTGGCTGGTGATGACTATTCCTCTCTCTCAGCCGCTGGAGTACGATGGAGGCCGCTGGCACACAGGCGCGGCGAAGTCCGAGGACGTGCTCCAGCGGAGGCGCATCGCCAATCACTTCGGTGTGCCGGAAGTGAAGGTGATAACCGAAGACGAGGTAGACAGCGATACACCGCAGGAACAGGTAGTCGCCGTGGTGAGGAAGAAACTGCATGGATAAACTCGAAGCAAAGGTGATGGAACTGGAACGCAGGCTGAACAAGATGATGGTCGGCGGGCGCACGATTGCGACGCGCTACATCACCGATGCGGCTCAGGTTATCTCAACAGCAAGTACAACTATTGTAAATTACGATTACAACTTTTACGACACACACAATTGCGTAACAACCGGAGCGAACTGGAAGTTCACAGCCCCGATGACTGCTTATTACTCGGTGAAAGCGCGCAATATGTTCGATGCAAGCACAGCCTGGGCGCTCACCGAAGCGGCAAGTTTGTTTCTGTACAAGAATGGGGCAGAATACTCAAACCTGGCGCACAGAGCGGGACTTGATTCCAGCGGGGGAGCGGTGTACATGTCGCTCAGTGGATCAGATGACATCTACTTGGTGGCAGGATGGTATATCGACATACAGATACGCCAGACAACGGGGGGCAATCTGGCGCTTTATAACAACTCCGCTTACAACTACGTTTCAATCAAGGCGACGCGCTTCGGCTAGTCTTGTTTCTCCGCCCAATGCACGCAGCCGAAGTCCTCGCCGAACAGCGCCCAGCAACCGAGTTCTACGCCGTCCGTGTCGGTTGAGACGTCGCCCGTGCGGTTGAATTTCGGACTTGAACATCCGCCCCATGATGTATCTTCGCCGCGGACCCGGGAGATACAGGTCTTACAGTGGCGCTCGATCAACTTGGCGCCTATCGTTATAAAATCAACCGTAACATCCATCTTGCAATCCTTTCTGTAACCTCTACAAAAATGTATACATAGGCAAACGCAAGCAAGAAACAGAGGGCGAAGAGAGTCACCAGTCCTTCCAGTTCACAACGCTTTCCAGTCCAGCCGGTTCCTTGCCGCGTCCGAGGCGAAGCAGGTCGCGGATGTAGCGCCGTCTTGCCTTTGAGAGACGGCGCTTCCAGAAGCGACCAATCCCGGAGTGATTTCCCATACTCCATATTTCGCTGAAGGTGACGTAATGCGGAACATGAAGTAAACGATTGCCCATGTCACAGCCTCTTATCCCTGATACTGCCGCGTGATACTACATACCGCGGGTGGCGGAACAGCGCATCGAGCAGGCAGAGGAGGAGGCGGATCACTTAGCTAGCCCTCGATATTTTGCAACCCTGCGACCGAGCGCCCAATACCAGATGATTCGCTTCAGCCCAAACCACGTAGATTTGATCCACCAATCCCACAGCACGAACCATGCTATGCGGCGAGCATCTCCAGCCCAGCAATGGAATAACCACTCGTTGCGAAATCCTACATACAATTCAAACCCATCATTAGTGGTACTGGCAACATATACTGGACGACCGTCATCATTTGGTTCGCCAAATTCAAGAGTCAGATGATCGCCAGGAGGGGCCATGCCGCCGCCTTTGCCGCACCACTCAATACCGAGATGGTCATAAATCCAATCCTCGATCTTCATCTCTTCGCCTTTCTATTCAATATCCTGTTTCGTCCGATAATAATGCGACTTCTTGTAGATACACCGCTCCACCAGGCCGAGCTTGTACTTCTTCTCAGCCCGGCTGCGGACATACTCAGGCGTTTCACCGCTTGCCTCAGCCATTTGAGACACACTGCGCCAGCCATCCTCGAAGCGGGGAAGTTTCTCGATGCCGATCTCCGACAGGAGTTCGGCGAGCAGTTCGTCCTCTGTCAGCTCTAGATTGTAAGTTTCCATATCCGTTTCATTTCTGCGGGCTTGAATATGATTTCCCGCTTGCTCATCTGTCCAGCTTCGATTGTGTAAATCAACCCGCCAATGTCAGCCAGCGTGTTCTCGTAGCCCTGGCGATAGACGAATTCCGTGGCGCTGGTCCAGGCCGGGGTGTACTGCACCTCGACCGGGAAGCCCTCGCTGCGTGCCAGCCTGTGGTTATGCGACCGCAAGGCCAGATCCGGCGGCGGCTGGTGCATGTCCACCATGTAAGCCCAGGTTATTTTATGCGCCAGGTTATTGGCGCTGTTGCCCTTGCCCCACGGCATCCCTGACATGCTGGCGTGGTGGCTGGCATCGATGTGCTTGCCGTCGATTGTGGTGCGAATGTGATACCAGCTCGATGTTTTCTTGGTTTTATCCTTGACGATGTGGTCCAGGTCGGCGGCGATCACTTCTTCCAGCCAGGCGCCCTTGCCGACGTGCGCCTGAGTGCCACGGGTGACGATCACCCGATCGGCCAGGTCGAATATCGGGGCGAGCGTATCTGACACAGTGTGCAGAATGGTAGCTTTGTTGGCGGTGATGAGCTGTACGGAGCGACGCTTGGTATCCAGCTCGCCCATGTCGCCATTGATGAGCACGACCTTGCGACCGGGGAGAGCGGCGCACTCCTGGCAGAAGTCAAGCCATGCCCGCCATAGTTCGTGCTGCGTGCGGCTGAGATGATATGTACCGCCGTCGTCCAGGTTCACACCGGGGATGCAGAGGGCGCACGTGCTGTTGATGTGAAAGTCACTTACGACTATCAGGTGTGTTGGCATATTCAATTGTTAGGGTACGGTATTATTGCGATACCATGAGAATAAATTCCGTCTTAGCAGTTCTCATGGCATCGCTAAAAGACAAATTCCATTTCAGTTCTGCATAACGCTTTCTTATGCTCTCGACATCGGCCTCATTTTGCTCAGTGCAATCTGATTCATAAAAGCCATTCTGCAGAACATCGAAGGCGGCGATGATTCGTTTGGCAATTGCCTCATCCATCGCTATCTCCTCTCCAAACACGCTCTAACCCGTTCCCGGTCGGGATTGATCAGCCGCTTGCAGTCCTCCACGTCCGGTCGCAGCGGCGGGGGTGTCAGCGTGGGCGGCGGGAGGGGCGTCAATGTGGGCGGTAGCGGTGTTGGCGTTTCGGAATTTGCCACTAGGGGGGTGTTAGTGGCAGTTGGCGAAAATGTGGCAGTGGGGGTGTCTGGAATGGGGGTAAATGTCCTCGTTGGCATGGCAGTCTGTGTTGCGGTTGGCGTCCGCGTTGGCGGTGGTGAGGGCCACGTCCAGAACCACAAGAAGATTAGCAGACACAGCGCCACCAGCGCCAGGAAAATCAGGACTTCGAGGAGCGGGGAAACTTTCTTAGGTTTGCGTTTCATGATCTCCCCCGTCCAGTGTCAACTCGGCAATACGGTAGGCATTGGCAACTGGAGCAGGATACCCATCTCCCGGAACGCCCAATTCATTCATGATGTCCCGGAATGCTTTACGGTGCTTCTTGAGAACCTTAACCGCCACGTCTCCCGCTCCCCCGTCGAATATTTCTTTCGGAATTTCTGCCATGATGTAATCAGCCAATAGGTCTATCTGTTCTTCTGCACTCATGTCATCCCTTCTTTCTACTGTCTCAGTCCAGCGCCGCCCAGGATACCGGCGATGGTTGCGAGTATCGAGTTTGCGCCCGACCAAATTTTCTCACGCGTGTCGATCTTCTCGATCTTCTCGGTGTGGTCTCTCACGTCGCACTCGATGTCGTCCATGTCCCGGCGCAGCAGGGCAAGCTCACGGTCGCGCGTGTGCGCCTGCTCCAGGTGTCTTTCAAATTTGTCAAGGAATTTCTCATTCTGCGCTATCAGGGCGTCGAGCCGCTGTCCGATTATGGCGACTGTCACCCTCCCGTTGTTGTCGGCGGCGGTGTCGGTGGGCATGGCGCTATTTGCCTAGCTGCTTTGTCGCCACCTCGTACATCCCAATGGCTGCGAACCACCCCAACAGGGCGAAGATCAGCGCGCTGAATACGGCGAAGGCGTCGATGCCCTCGACAGTCAACAGTTGGAATGCGACGATGAGGACCAATGAAAACGCCAGGGCGACATATTGGACCTGCCTGGCGGTGAGCGTGTAATTTGCTTTGATCCACTGGGTGAGTAGTGTGACCACCATCATGATCGAGAACGGCGTCACGGCTCCGAATACTTGTTCCATTTGATTTTTCCTCCATAAAGCGAACGCCCGACTCGTTTAGCCGGGCGTGCTGCCCGGTGCGACCGGGGCTTTATAAATATAATTATAACACAGTATCAATACTGTGTATTTATTTTGTTATACGTAGTCGCTTAAGGGGCAATTTCCTTAGATGGGACTTCTCCCCCTTGTCCCATTTAGGATGCGTACCTGATTTTCTTGGAGGTGAAACCAGGTCTGCACTATCTTAGCATGGTTTTATAACAGCTGTACACATTTGTCACAACTACGGTAGAAATCTCCTTGCAAAACTGTTAGATTACACTGTATATGACTAAGTACAGTATCACGCACTAATCAGTATTGGCATTCTGATAGGTACTATTAAGCGAAATATATACGTAGTCTCTATAAAACTCGTACAAGAAACCAGACACAGTAGTTATGTCTGGCTCTTGTAGTCTATCGGCCCATCTTGAGCAATAACCGGGACCAGATTTTCATATTCTTGTAGTGCGTCAAGAATCTACGCCACATCAAAACCCTACCGTGGTGGTTTAGTTTCCGCCAGGTCTGTAGTATTCCCATCAGCAGTTCGTCGCTCGTCAGGGGGGGCATCCCCTCCGTCACTAGCTGCTGGCCTGTGATTTCCTTGTGTATCGAGGAGTTGGTATGCACGGCGGTATAGATCCTCCTGGCTATCTTTGTCCAGCCTATTCCATTGATAGGCAATTTCCTTCAACCTGAAGTCACTGATACGCATGACCGGCTCGTGACCGGCAACCCTGAACAATTCATCAGCGTCTTGTGAGCCGAAGGGGCTGTTACCAACTTCCCCCAACTCCCAAAACCTGATCGCTAATTCCACTACTTTCTGCAAGCCGATGGATGGTCGCGCTCCACGCATCCAACTCCCAACAGTTGCCGGGTGCTGATGGAGGAATTCAGCAAAGGTATTGACCGACGGCATCGGCCCATGCCGCTTACGGTTCTTCATTTTCATCTCCGCAAAGCGGGCGAAGCGTGTCTCGAAGAATTCACGTAGTTCGCTCCCGTGATCGTCTATCTCATCTTCAACATAGTCGTCCGTATACATGGTTTCACCTCCGTCATAATGATAGCACAAAACTCCTTATTGACATATTAGAAACACTGTGCTAGACTGTATACAGTGAAGTGACTACAGATATAGTAGACTACTACGGAGTAAAAAATGGACGAGAAAAAACCTGAACAAGTGGGTTTGTCGAGTTTGGTTTCCCCGGAACTGCGGCGGCGAGTAAATCAACTGGCCGCGCAGAGAACGCTGGATACCGGCGAGTACACCAGCGCCAGCGAGATCGTGCGCAGGGCGCTGGAGGAATACCTGGAGAGGAATGAGGCGAGATGAACGCAGATGATCTAAAAGTTGTTCTTACCAAACACGCGGCACGGCTGCGCGGCGAGGTTGGCGGCGAACGCGCCGACCTGCGCAACGCCAACCTGAGTGGGGCCAACCTGAGCGGGGCCAACCTGAGTGGGGCCAACCTGCGCGGGGCCAACCTGAGCGGGGCCAACCTGAGTGACGCCGACCTGAGCGGGGCCAACCTGAGTGGGGCCAACCTGCGCGGGGCCAACCTGAGCGGGGCCAACCTGAGTGACGCCGACCTGAGCTTCGCCGCAGGCCAATTTGCGACATTTCAGGGCGGCAGGCACCAGGCAATCGCGGCGGGTGGATACATCTCCATCGGTTGCGAGCGGCACCCCTACGATTACTGGCTGAAGCACTACGCGGAGATTGGGGAATGCTACGAATATACCGATGCCGAGATCGCTCGCTATGGTGCATGGATCAAGTTGGCCGTGGAGTGGCTGAAAGAGGCGGAGGCGAGATGAGCATTCCATACTACGGAACCTACAAGGGACACCCAGTCCGGGTTCTCCATCGGGAAGACGATCTAGTCTATCTGCGCACGGCCGATAATAGCCTGCTTTACCGGGGATACCTGGACACCCCGGTCTGTATCGACACGTGGGCGCCGGAAGCGGAAGTTATCCCAGATGACGATGAGTGCCGCTGCCCCGTGGACGGCGATGCCTGCTTCTCGTGTGTTACCTACATCCGGGGCGGATGCGCCTCGGGTGAGACAATGCCATTCAGTAAGTAGAAAAGGAGTGTACCAAAATGACTGACCAGCAAGGACCAACAAGCCCAACGTTCAACGAGGCTCCGGCAAGCTGGAACGTCCGCTACGTGGTGGACGGTTTCGAGTGCATGCTGACGCTGCGCGCCAATGGCGGGGATGAGTTGATGCCGAAGACCAAGACGGCTCTGGCGTGGCTCAAGGAACACGGAGCGCTGCCGGTAGGCGCAAAGGCGCAAGCCCCAGCACCCCAGTCTGGCACGCCTCCGCCTACCGCGAAGGGAACACCGCCGCCGCCGGCTGCCGCTAATGGGCACGGCGAAGAGACAGTCGTTATCAAGGTGGAGAGCATCGCCCACGCGGTAACGGATACCGGCCACCACCACGTCAAGGTGAAGGGCGGCAAGTTCAGCAAGTTCGGTATCAAGGCGTGGGCCGAAGTCATCCCCGCCAACTGCGCAGGCTGGGAAGCGTGGCCTATCGGCCAGGAGTACCAGCCGATGGACGGCATGGAATACGCCGTAATCAAGGATAACAAAGTAGCTGTGTTCCGGGCGGAACAGTAGCTCATTTCTTCTCCTTTGGAAGGCCTCCCGGCAATCGGGCCGGGAGGCCGCAGGGAGAAAGGATAACAGAGATGAACCCAATTTTCTCAATCGTTGTTGATTGCGATATTAGTCGCGGGCGGCGGGTTGACGTCTGGCGGGAAACAGACAGGGACGGGAACATGATATACGGTACTCATAAATCCTATGAGGACATCACCCCCGCCAGCCTGCGCCGATGCCAGCGCGCTCAACTTGCACTGCTGGAAAGGGGCCAGAGATGATACTCATACTGTATACAACACTGGTGTGCGCCATCATCGGCTATCTGACGTTCGGCGAGCTGGGCGCGGCAGTCGGCGCATTCCTGGGCGCGCTGGTTGGACTGTTCGCGTACGCGTTGTGCGCGGTGAGCGCCCAGGCGGACGATTACAGGCTGCGAAGATAGGAGGCCATGCTCATGAAAGAGAGACCGATTTTGTTCAGCGCCGAGATGGTGCGAGCGATCCTGGAGGGGAGAAAGACGCAGACTAGAAGGGTTATCAAGGATGGGTTAGGGGATAAACCAATCGACACTATCGAATTCAACGGAGTGTCATGGACGATTGCTGGCGATGCCCCAAGTCAACACATGGGTGAAGTCTACATGAACGACTGGTCGTTCGACCTGCGCTGTCCATTCGGCGTCCCCGGTGACAGATTGTGGGTACGGGAGACGTGGCATTATCGGGGCGGCAACAACATCGAACCTTCTCCGGGTTTTGTAAGTTATCGGGCAGATGGAGAATTTACGCTCCCTGGTTATGAGTGGCGTCCATCAATTTTCATGCCGCGCTGGGCATCCCGTATCCTGCTCGAAGTGACCACTGTTAGGGTGGAGCGATTACAGGAAATATCCTGGGAGGATCATATCGCGGAAGGTACACCAATCGGCATGACTTTCTCGGAACTATGGGACAGCATCAACGCCAAGCGTGACTATCCCTGGGAGAGCAATCCCTGGGTATGGGCGATCACATTCAAGAGGATAGAGCAATGAACGCCCCGACCCCCGTTACCCGCACGTGCTGCTGCTCGCTGGTCGCCTCCGTCGTCTTTGCCTGGGTTGTGGCCGCGCTGGTACTGCTGGCCACGCCCTGGGAGAAGCCGGGCTATGCGTTGGCGGCGTTCGTCGTGACACTGGTAATTGCGCCGAAACTGTGGGCATGGATGTTCGGAGCACCAGAACGAGTAAAGCATTGGGCGGAGAGCCATGATTAAACGCCGCGTATCCTACCGAGTCGACTATTCCGCCGCGCTGCTTCAGCAGCTTGAAGTGACAGGCATCACCGGATTTGTCCGCGAGGCGCGCTTCCATCCGGTCCGCAGGTGGCGCTGGGATATTAGCGACCCGCAGCGGATGATCGCAGTCGAAATACAAGGCGGAACGTTTGCCCAGGGTAAACACGTTCGTGGAGTTGGCTATGATAACGACTGCCGCAAATACTGCGAGGCCGCCTGCATGGGCTGGTTGGTGCTGGCGATGCCGTCCACCTGGATTGATACGGGGCTGGCGCTGCAATACGTGGAGTACGCGGTGAGAAGCCGCGCCGGTTCACCTTAAAACCACTCCACTTTTGAATAAGTGTGGTGATTCTATGGCGGCAAGAGAGAGTAGCAACATGGGCGGCGGCGGCGAGGGTGCCGCGTGGCCGGAGAGACTAGCTTTGCTAGACAACCACCTGCTGTTCGAGTCAGCCCGCCCAATTGAGACACACGTGAGAGACAACCAGACGTTAGGATAAACCTTACAACTAGTTTGAGATGTAAGGATTAGGCGGCGAATCGCATGACTAAACGTGCACAAAGTAAACCAGACGTTAGGATAAACCTTACTGACAGTTCGATACTACGTAGTTGAATAACGGCTACAGTATTGACATGGGACAGAGTATATGCTAAACTACATGGTAGATAGAGCGGTCTGGTAGCCGCGTAGCCGAAGGACATAGCCGCGTGGGCTGTGTCTGTGTAATGCCCTACTTCGGCGGGCGCTTCCAGACACAGATGCAGCCCAGGCGGTTTTTGTTTTATGCCCTGGCCCAGTGGTACTGTCAGAGATGAAAGGTGAAGGGAGCCGCGGTAGGGATTGCCGGGCGGACGGCTGGCAGGGAATTAGTCACAGGGTAAAGGCCTCCGCGAACATGGGACTAAGCGGAGGTAGGAGAAAAAATGGAAACTGAGATAACACCGATAACGAAAGCTGAACTTGCATTACAGAACGCCAATACCCCTAAAGAATCCCACGAAGTCGAGGCCCTAGCCGCTGCTGCTAAGGCATGGGCGAAAGAACAGAACGATTACGAAGGCGTAGTCGAGGCTTCCCGCATCTACATCCTGGCACGACGCAAGACAACAGAACTCGTTGAGCCGAACATTTATCATGGTCCACACAGGTGGGACGATAGAAGTAACGATGCCGTTACCTCTACGTTGATCGACTACGGCTTCACCCGTATGCAATGGCAGCGGCGAAAGAAAGAACTTGAAATATCGCTGGATGAGATTGACGATTACATTGACGACTGCATAGAGAAACAGGTAGAACCTACCAAGGCTGGGTTACTCCGCTATGTACTCGGACCCCACGTATCCTTCAACTCCGAAGAGAACGAGTGGTACACCCCTAAAGGATACATCGAAGCCGCTCGCCGAGTTATGGGTGGCATCGACCTCGACCCTGCATCATCGGACTTTGCCAATCAAACAGTCAAGGCGGATAAGTATTACACCATGTACGATGATGGGCTGAGCCATGACTGGGCGGGGCGTGTCTGGATGAACCCACCCTATGCCGCAGAGCTAATAGGTAAATTCACCAACAAATTAAATAAGCATTGTGCGAGTGGGGATGTAAGCGAAGCCATTGTTCTTGTAAATAACGCAACCGAAACATCCTGGTTCGCCGATCTTGTATCAGTCGCGTCTGCTGTGTTGTTCCCGCGAGGACGCATTCGATTTATAGATCAATACGGCCAGCCTTCCGGCGCACCGCTACAAGGCCAGGCCGTTGTTTATTGTGGCGATCACCCCGAAAAGTTTATAGCCGAGTTCAAAGAAATGGGGTGGGTAGCACTAATATGCAAATAGGCGACAGCATTCAGTTGTTGGCCGAGGAGTTTGATGGGTTCGGAACCATATTATACAAATGATACACGCGGCATAATCCGCAATCGTGAATACGCAAATCAAGTAAGGGATTTTAGCGGGCTGCGGTTCGGGAATATAACACCAACTGATGTAGACGGGATGATTGAATACAAGAACATCTGCTATGTCTACATCGAAACGAAGTACGAGAGTGCAGAGCTTCCATTTGGGCAACGATTGGCGCTTGAGAGACAGACAGACGACATGCAAAAAGTAAAGCCAACGCTCACGGTTATTGCCTCGCACAACTCACAAGGTGATATTGACGTTGCCAACACCACCGTCACAGAATACAGATTTATGGGCAAGTGGCGCACACGAACAACCCAAACGACTACGTTTGAATTGGTCGACCGCTTCATCAACTGGGTTGAGAACGGTGCGTATCTAAAGTAAACCGCTTCCATGAGCCGGGGATGCGTACTGTCAAACCGGACTACATAGCTCCCTCATAGGCTGCAAGGCGCTGGCCAATGGAGCACTAAAAACCCAGATGGTGGGACGACCCATGCGATCTACTGCGAGCTTGCGAGCCGCTTAGTGACCATGCCCACACCCGTACTCGGTAGCCGAAAGGCGGGGAGCTTCGCAGATTAGGGTAAGGATCAACGAGACCTGGGCCGCCCTGTGAATAACAGGTGATCTGCGTTGAGGGATGTCGCTCATCCGTAATGTACGAGCGAGCCTGACTAAGCGTTCAACCGCGTACTCTTACGCGGGGAGGTCATTGCGCCTGAACATAAAGTAACAGAGGTCCAGAGAGGAGCGAGGAAGTGGACGAACCGGCGAACATCTTCTTACTATACGAGCAGAACATAGGCATGATAACGCCGCTGCTAAAAGATGAGCTGATGAGCGCAGAGGACGAGTACCCGAGTGAGTGGATAGTCGAGGCCGTGAAACTGGCAGTCGTGAACAACGTGAGGAAGTGGAGTTATGCCAGAGCGATACTGGAACGCTGGAAGGTGAACGGCTACAAAGAGAATGGCAAGAACGGGAACGGTAAACACGTGGACTACACCGCGGGAATACTAGAGAGCTATGAACGTGAGACACCTGTGGACCCGACGCCGGCAGAGGTGAGGGAGAAGTACCGGATGCAAGTCAGCCGTTTCGACGTTGTGATGAACGACGTACCGCGTGGCCTGCGTCAACAGTTTGGCGAGATGTGGATTGCGCGCGTGGACGGTGACGCGTTCGTGATTGCCTGCGAGGACGAATACCGCGTATCCCTGGCCCGTTCCCGTCTGCGCTCCACGCTGGAGCGGGCGCTGATGGCGCGAGTGGAGTTTGAGTGTCCGACTTCCTGACTTTGACCGCCGCCGACACGTTGCTGGCCCGCCGCTACTGCTCGCTGGCGGCATGGCACTACGTCTGCAAGATGTACGAGGCGGCGGAGTACTACCGCCAGCGCTGGTGGGCGATAGAGATGAGGATAGAACGCATGTACGATATGTGGAAAGAGGATACGAAATGACACTCAAACGCTGCGCCATCTGCAACCAACCTGCCAGCCCGTTACAGACCGGCTCGCATAACGGGCATCCAGTCTGTGGCGAGCATCACCAGTATGCCGCGCTCGCCCTCCAGGTGCGCAAGGACATCGAGTCGTCCGTATCTGCCGAAGATCACACCTGGCGCGCCTGCTACTTTTGGCACTTACTGGACAGCGAGGCGCAATACGGCCTATCGCTGATGGTTGCGGCGCTGATGCTGCGGACGCGGGAGCGCGCAGCCAGGCGCGGGAACAAGTCGCCGGGCATGGGCGCGGTGAGTGCGCTGGAGCTGCTGGTGGCGCTGGTGGAGGCGAGGGAATTATGACCGACATAGCGCGGACGGCGCAACGGTGGGGCTGGGAGCGAGGCAAGGCGAGGAGAGTGGCGGCGTGATAGCACCCATGTGGCAGGTGGATGGCATGAAACTGTACCTGGGCGACTGTCTCGAAATCCTTCCGACGCTTGCGGCGGGGAGTGTGGATGCGGTCGTGACTGATCCGCCGTATGGGATAAACATTATTTCAGGTGGCGGACGTGGCATAAATGGCTGGCGAGATTATAGAGAACAAGGCGAATGGGATAAGACCAGACCACCAAAAGATTGTTTTGATCAAATGATAAGAGTAGGGAAAACCGTTATTATCTGGGGCGGGAATTACTTCACTGATTATTTACCGCCAACCCAGCAATGGCTTATATGGGACAAAGGGCAACGAGATTTTAGCCTCGCAGATGGCGAACTTGCCTGGAGTAATCAGGATAAGGCGGTGCGAATATTCTCTTATCCGCGCGCTGCAATGCTCAAAGAGAATGGATTGCACCCTACTCAAAAGCCGATTGCACTCATGAAATGGTGTATTGAGTTGGCTGCAGCAGGCACCATCCTCGACCCCTTTATGGGTAGCGGCACGACTGGAGTCGCCTGCGTGCAGACTGGACGGGATTTCATCGGCTGTGAAATTGATGAGAAGTATTTCGACATCGCAATCAAGCGTATTCAGCAAGCAAAGTTACAGATAAGGATGGAGATATGACCGACACCGAACGTACCCTATCAGACCTGACCGACCTGCTGGAGACGAGCGCCGACGCGTGGCGCCACGGCGAGCAGGCGGTGCCGTGGCTAAAAATTATCTGGATGGCGATACTAGGATTTCTACGTGAGAGGATTGGATGAGATGAGTTACAACTTAGATAAGTTGGAGCTGCTAAAAAAAGAGTACGAATCCGAAGAGGAAACTGAGGGCTATTGGGGATATTTGACAGACTACGACATTGCCCTCCGCAACGCCGCGCCGGAGATGCTCGCGGACTTGCGGCGGCTGAGGGATTGTGTCGCGGATATGGGCGACGTGTTGAGCGATCATATCTATGGCGATAAGGCGACGATGGCGGAGCTTCACGAAATCTACCGCCGCGCATTGGCAGAGGAAAGTGAATGACGCTGAACACGCAACCGCTGCAACGTGTGTACCCCGGCGATGACGTCGGCTACATATGGTGCAGCAATCACGAGGGCAAAGGCAAGCAGACTCGCCACCGCTGGGATGGCCATAGGCTGATATGCCTGGAGTGCGAGCCGGAGGAAGATGAGAAGAAAGACGAGGAAGAATGACCGAAATACTTGGAGTCGATGTGTCAAAGTGGAATGGCCGCATGGACTGGGACAAGGCATACGACGCCGGTGTCCGCTTTGCTATCATCCGCGCCGGATCCACCGACAACGCGACGGGCGTGCCGTATACCGACGACCTGCTGGAGCAGCACTACGCCGGGATCCTGGCAAGTCCCATCAAGGTATGGGGGTTTTATTGGTACTTCAGACCGAACCATGACCCGATCAGGCAGGCGGAGTACTTCCGGGATCTCATCAAGGACAGAGACGCGACGATACCGCACGCGTGTGATGTTGAGGAGACGGGAGGACTGGGACCACGTGATATTCGCGAAAGTGTTGTTGATTTTCTGGCCCAACTGGGCGGCAGGATGGTTTACACGTCGCCCGGCTTCTGGAATGCGAAAGTAGTTACTAATCCTGGCACGAGCTGGCAAGATGGCGGCGTCCATCTCTGGCACGCGCAGTGGACCACCGGGCAGCTCAACACCATCAACGGCTGGCGACCGGGCAGTCACCTAATTCATCAATACGAGGTGTCACCGAACGGGGCACGCTATGGCGCGTCGAGTAGGGAGATAGACTTGGACAGATTCAATACCGCAGCGTACCCGTTCCCAGGGGAGAAGCAGACTTTTCTACCGGTCGTGCTAAAGGGCGGAGGGTATACCGTGACGATAGAGAGGGACGGATGATAAAAAAGATATTGATACTTGTAATCCTACTCAGCCTGGTTATCCCGTTTCTACCAGCAAAAGCATCCCCGTTCCAGGGCGGGCGATATGAAATATATAGACCATTTCGTGGCAACTTTCCACTGACACAGCTTTATAGCGGCTATCATCCAGCGCTCGATTACGGGATGCCGAACAGCACCAATCTGTACTGCCCGTTCCCGACTTGCATCATCTCGTCGGCAGGGTATACGACGGTCGGCTACGCATATTACATCACGCTCACAGATCCCAACCAATCGCTGCGGGCGTTGTTCGCTCACCTGCGCGCCAATCACCCATTCAACGTGACGGTCGGGCAGCGCGTGACTTACCGGGACATCGTGGCGTTCTCTGATAATACCGGCAATTCCACGGGACCACATTTACATTGGGAAGTGCGCAAGCCGCCGTATGCTTACGCCAATGCGTTCAACTTCACGAGTGAGATAGATCCGTTACCTGCACCTGCGCCTGCACCAACCCCCAGGCCGACAGTTACCCCCGTTACACCTCCACCACCAGGAGGATCATATAGGGCACGTGTTATTCAATCTTGCCGTGTGTATTCCCAACCAATTAAGTTGAAGCGGCTGACGATCAGCGTTGTCAAGCCGCCGCGTGTTATCACGGTGAGCGGCTACAGTTACGAGTGGCTGCGCTATGATGGTGGCTATTTACGTCAGGTATGCGTTGTGAGACAGTAGTCACTTGTCTACAGCGTATTAAAATGCCCTACAATGTGCAGTTTAGCGTTACATTTCGGGCGCTAGATAGAAAGAAGGATGAGAATGAACGACAATGCTATTGGCTGGATAATACTGATGATACTTTGCATGATATTTGGACTATGGGTTGGCACGCAGATAGCAAGCTCGATAGCGTGCACTTACATGGGCTATACCAATAACGTCTCAATGGCGGGTGGATGCCAGGTGATCTGCGATGATGGGAGTATCTTTGGCGTGCCGTGGGCTGAGATACCTGGCACAGATGCGGCGCAGTTGTGCGCGGAATGGGTGAAGCCATGACACGCGACGAGATCCTATCCCTCGAACCCGGCAAGCAGACCGACGCGGCAGTCGCCGTATCGATGGGCTGGAAGCAGATCGGACGGAGCAACATCTGGCGTGACGGCAAGCGCATCATCCGCAAGTGGCAACCATCTACGGATTGGCGTGACACGGGCTACCTGATTGACAGGATCGTAGCCAATCCGTTCAGGAGGCTAACGCAGGTAGCCGGGTATGGCGTCGATAATCACGTCATTTTCTGGGCCGAGATCAAGGCTCTCGATCACTTCGGCCCCGGCCCGCTGCCGGTTGTAAATTTCTGGGCGCGAGCGGACGACCCGAAGATGGCAGTGTGCAGGGTATTCCTCTTGATGCAGTATGGATTATATGACAAAGGAAGCGAGTGAGAGATGGACGAACTAAAGCCATGCCCGTTCTGTGGGCGAGCCGCCGTTATAGCTAACCGAGTAGGCGGCTGGACTGTTGATTGCAAATATTACGACCCAATCTTATGTGCTCAAGAAAACGTGAACGAGTGTGCGTTTACCGGATCGGACATCCTCTTATCGAAAGAGGAGGCGATAATAATGTGGAACACCCGCCCGATTGAGGATAAGTTGCTCGCCGACTTGCGGCGGCTGAGGGAGGAGAACGCAAACCTGAAACAATGGGCAGAGCATCTTGAAACTATAGTGGACGAAAAGAAAGTGAGAATATGATGAGCTTTCTATTTACGATTGGTTTTGTTGTTCTTGCAATAGCGTCTGATATTTTAGATCTCAGCCTAACAGAGACCTTCCTGATCCTGGGGTGTTTCTGTCTATTCGTGATTGCAACAACGGCTATGGACATACACAAGAAGCTAACGGAGAAAGGGAATTAATATGGACACAAAATATTTTTATACTTACCGCTTCGCATTAAAGCAATGGGCGCTTTTTTTTATTGCCTTCGTGCTGGTGTCCTGCTCCGGCGGCATGCCCATCGGGGAGGCAGAGATCGTGGCGATCAGCGAGATTGAGACAATCACGGGCGTGGCAACTGCGATGAATAACCCGCTGGCGCAGGTGCTGGAAGAGAAAATCACAGGCACACGCATCGTCATCTGGCCGGGAGCGCGCTACGGCAATGAGCAACTCTGGAATCTCGCCTGCATGGTGCGCACGTCGGAGTGCCGCGACCTGCTGGTGCGCTACCTGGCCGGCCCCGGCTACGCCATGCGCTGGATGCGGATGTCGGAGTTTGCGAAGGCGCTGACGGCGGACGGCTGGCACGTGGTACAGGGCGTCGGGCAGGCGATGAGCACGGCGCTGACTGGGTTCGCGATTGTGCCGGTGATTGCGGTGCCTACGCCGCGGGTACTGCCGGAGACGTGAGAGGGGTGGGGGGTAACGACTACGTAGTGTATAATCGAATACAGTGTATGGTTCTGATAAGAAATATTACACGAACCATGAAAAAGTGTGTAGAAAGCCTGTGATTTTGTGCCATCGCGTTACTCTGACTCGTGCTCGTCTGCTGTCGTAATTCCCGCTGCCCAGGCTGCCGGCCTCGGGCTGGTCGTCGGCGTGATAGCATACGGCGCGTGTGTGTGGTGGGATTGGCGACCCCCCCTCCCAATTGCAGTCGGAGTGGGGGGGGTGATGATGGTCTACTGGCTGTGGTCATCGTTCCTGGTGTGGCGTGATGCAGCCTACCCCCGCGAGCCGCTGCCCGTGGTCCATGCAGTCGAAGCGGCGCCGCCTCCGCCCGAGCCACGCAAGCCCATCAACGTGTACTACACGAATGAGGCGGGCTTCCAGGCGGCCAGGCATTACTACCTCCCCGTCACAGACAGACAGCTCGAACTGCTGGCACGCGGGCTGCTGGTGGAGGCTAAGCCGTTCTCCGAGCGGGCATGGGCGGGGAAGTACAGGCCATTCAGCATCACCGAGTTCGAGGCGCTGCGTGATGAGATGGTGACACGGCAGCTCGCGGAGTGGAAGGACCCGGACGCCCGTCAGCTGGGGCTGCGACTGACAGCGGAGGGGCATCGGATCATGGAGCAGGTGCTGAAGCCGGTCGATGGGCTATAATGCAAAGAGGCACAAATGATCTGGATTATTGAATACAAATGTGGATGTACTGAAACTGTTAGCAGAAGACCGGACGCCCTCGGATATTGCGGTATTCATGGGCACGATCTCGCTGCCACTTATAAGCTCGTGAAAGGCAAACCGGTTGATATTAGACGGCATTGTAGAGGGGAGAATATACTCAAGCCCCCTCCCCCGACGGTACTAGCGAAAGAGAGAGGAGAATAAGATGGACGAACTAATGAGAGAGATGATTGAGAGTGAGCCAGCAGGCAGGCAGATGGATGCCTGGGTAGCAGAATATGTGATGGGGTTGCCATTCGTTCACAAATATTCTGGCGAGTGGCTGCATACTAGAGACCCAATTCCCTTTGTGGGTGCGCCAATCATTGAGTATTATTCCACCGACATCGCCGCGGCGTGGCAGGTGGTGGAGAAGATGAACAAGCGCTATCAATTTGATCTTGGGAGCAACGTATGGTCGGTGTCATTCGTGCACGGAATGCCGGGATTGCCAGATTTCGTTGAGAGCTACGTTGAATTTGAATCTATTGACGAAGTGCCATTGATGATCTGCCGCGCCGCACTACTGGCAACGCTAGCCCCCTCCCCCGGCGGTGCGAACGCGTGAATCGTGCACCCCTGCGCGCTCACACTCAGGCACGTGCAAGAACGCGCACGTGGTATAATAAATCAAGTCGATGGCAATGGGCGTGGGCTGCCACCGGGCCGATATGCAGGCAGCATCTGATCCGAGGCTTGGCGCCTGATGAGGGAGTAACGCCCCGAAACTCCTCACGGAGTTGCGCGGAGTAGCCCTTCTCGGAGAATAACTGGCTACCAGTCGGCCCACTCCCCTTGCCATCGACATTGTAGGAACACGGAGCCGCCACTAATCTGGCGGCTCTTGCGTTAAACGGCAACCGGCTGCTTGCAGGGTCGCAGAGGCAGCCGGCGCGGGAGGGGGAAGAGATATGATTTATTGCTCGACTATACGATCTACTTGATCGTCATCCCAGGGGTAGTTGCCAGCGTCTTCCAGCTCCTCGCCCTTGATCTCCTGCCACTGCCAGACAACCTTGCAATCCTGCCCCTGCTCGTCGGCGGCATCGGCTGCCCACTCAGCGGTGTATGACTCGCCTTTCTCGGCATCACCCCACCAACCGGGGAACACACGGTTTGTCAGTTCGGCCTGGTTGTAAAGCTTGTAGGTCTTGCCCTGGTAAATCACCTTGCCATAGTTTGTACTCATTTCAATCTCTCCTCTCAAAATTGCCTGCGCTAGTTGGTCTATGCTTCCGTATCCCGCTGCCTGCGCCGCCTGGGTGAGGCGGGAACGGCGGGCGGCGTTCGCTTTGCGGTTAGCCTCGGGGGTGCGAGTGTGGCTGGTCATGATTGCTCCAGGTAGGCCGCGTTCAGGACTGCCAGGTGGAACTCAACAACTGCTGCCGCCAGACTGGTTGTTACTGCGAGGCCACTGCCGATGGAGTGCATCACATCTCCAGTTGGCCTGCCGTCGTCCCGGTACGCAACGAGTGAGTAACCCAAGTTGCAGACTGCCTGGCAGATCAGGCGTGCCTGACGGCGAGGAAGTTTGTCGCCCAGGGATGGATCGTTCCAATCAAATTTCATCTCATATGATGCGCTGTTGGGGTGGTGCCCCTCCGGGCAGTACTCAATGAGGCTTGGATCTGCTAACAGGCGCTCGATCCAGCTCTCGACTGCGGGATCCCAAACTACGGTCTTGCTGAGTAGGGTTGCTGCTGCTCGTTCAATCTCGGTTACGCTCATGTTCTCGGTCATCTCGTGCTCCTCTCTCTATCTGCCTATATAATATCATACTATTAGCTAGTAGTCAAGGGGTATAAGGCGGTTTTACAACTCGTTCTATTTTGTTCTAAGAATTCACAGTCTCCACCCCGCAACTGTAGCCAATCGTATACAGCGTGTGGTATAATTAATCGGATTAATGCGTATGCAATTCGAGTGCGAGATTGAGAGCGTTCGTTCGCGTGCCAGTGACGGCACAATCCATGTGACGCTGGAGCTACCTGAGTATGCGCTGTCACAGGCACAGGAATTACTGGGCATGATCCACGGCTATGTATCATGTCAAATCAAGCTGATAGCAAGCCCAGATCAAGGTACTAACAATGACTTTCAAGCCAGGGCAAAGCGGAAATCCAAGCGGGAGACCTAAGCGGCAGGCAGAGGAGCGCCTGGTGCAGCGGCTATCTGCGCGCCTGACGAACGGCGAGTTCGATGCAATCCTCGACGGTTTGATCAGGCAGGCGAAGCGTGGTGACGTGGCTGCTGCCAGGCTGCTGCTTGAGTATGCAGTTGGCAAGCCCAAGCAACCAGTAGCGAATGACGGAGGACCTCTGCTAATCAGGATCATTTATGACGACGACATTGGACGTGAGGCTTCCGAGACCGACGCCGAAGCAGACTGAGATTGTCAATAGTAAGGCGAAGCGCAAGGTTTTAGCGTGTGCCCGCAGGTTTGGCAAGACTACACTCTTCGCGCTGGTGGCATGTGTAGCGTTTCTAAACGGGAAGAAGGTGATCGAAGCTGCGCCGGTGGCAAAGCAGACCAACGCCTTCTGGCGCAAGTGCAAGAAGTATCTGAAGCCGCTGATAGATGCGGGCTACGTGTACAAGAATGAGACCGACCGTGTGCTTGAGATGGGCAGTGGCTTTATCCAAACTCAGACAGCCTATGACGCCGATACCCTGCGTGGTGACTGGGCTGACCTGCTCTTGCTTGACGAGTACAGCTTTATGACAGAGGGAACATGGTCCGTAGTGGGTGCTCCGATGCTACTTGATACTGATGGTGACGCGTGGTTCGCCTTCACCCCCAACAGGCGCAACCATGCACACACGATGTATCTCAAGGCACAGGCCAACGAGACCGGCGAGTATGCGGCATTCCACGGGACCAGCTATGACAATCCATATCTCAAGCCAGACGCATTGGCAAGGCTCATGGCCGACATGACAGAAGAGATGATTGACCAGGAGATACTTGCTAAGTTCCTAGAGAGTGAAGGCCAGGTGTTCCGCAATATCGACGCCTGCCTGAATGCGCCGGCCACTACTGTACAGAAGCACAAAGGGCATACGCTTGTGATGGGTCTGGACTATGCCAAGAGCGGAGACTATACGGTGATCAGCATCGGGTGCGCCACGTGCGCCGAAGAGGTATACCTGGAGCGGTTCAACCAGATCGACTACACCTACCAGAACCAGAGGATCGAGAGCGCATACAACGCCTGGAAGGTGGCCGTGATCTACGGTGACAGTGCCAGCATGGGGGAGGCGGCGCTTGACTACCTGCGCAAGGCAGAGTTGAGAGTTGTGGGGATACCGACCAACAGCCACACCCAGAAGAATGCAATCGTTGAGGCGCTGGCGCTGGCCTTAGACAGTGTGTCAATCCAGTTTCTCCCCGACCAGGCAGGCAAGGCGGAGCTTGAAGCATACGAGCGCACACCCACCAAGACGGGGCTATCTCATTACTCCGCGCCCGAGGGACTGCACGACGATACCGTTATCGCTCGCGCGCTCATGTGGCGGGCGATGCAGAACGCACCACGCCCACAGACAGCAGGCGACACCACCCAGCGAGACAACTATCTGCAAGCCTTGCAGAAACAAGGAGTGCTATGACACTATCCTTTGATGACATCAGACACGACGCGGAGCACATCATCGCCAGCTATGGGCAGCGGGACGACACGGCGCAGGCAATCGAGAATATCTACCTGATGCGCGATGACATCCCCGTCCCACCGCACGAGGCGGAGCAGACAATCGTACTCACCCGCTCGCCGGATAACCGCAACGCAATCCTCATGGCGCGGCGGCTGCTCACATCCACTGAGCCGATAGTCAATGTTCCATACGACCGCAACGACGGCGGGCTGAAAGACCAGGCCGACGAGCTGGAGAAGTATGCGCAGGCATTGCTCTCCTGCTCCAACCACTACAGCCAGAAGCCTTTGCACTACAACGTATCTCTGTCCGAGCTGCTGTACTCGGAGGCGATCATCGCAATCAACAGCACGGCTGACATGCTCGCGGCGCTGGGCAAGGATGCATCTCCGGCGCAGCGGGCCAGGGTTGAGCGGCTTGCCGCTGCCACCCCGTACATCTTCCGGGCGCTGCATCCGCTCGCCTGCAACCCGGTGTGGGATGACTACGGCCTATGCAAGTTCGTCTACATCCGGGAGCTGACCATCGAACAGATACTGGCACAGTTCAAGGACGCTCGCAAGGTAATCACATCGAAGGCAGACCTGGACAGCACGATTGCCAAGAAGAAGGTGGTGGAATACTGGAACCTGGAAACCAAGTGCTGCTACATCCAGGGCACAGACAAGCCGCTGTATCTGATCCCCCATGAGCTCCCGTTCATCCCGTTCGCCTGCAACCTGGGCGAGGGGTCGGACATGTTCGGCTCACCCGAGGATCAACGCGAACCGTTCCTGCTTACCGAGTTGCGCTCCGGCATGGGCGCACGCAAGAACCTGATGTACACCGCTATGTTTACGCAACTGAGAGAAAAGGGCTTTGTAACGCCGCTTGTGTGGAGTTCTCCCGTCGAGGGTGCACCTCGGCCTGCTATCAAGCGTGATGGTTTGTTCCAGTATATTGATGCCGGTACTGGGACATTGACCACACTCAGACATGAGATGGATCCGGCGTTCGAGATGGCGCTAAACCTGGCGATCCGCGCCGGCGAAGAGAGCACGATGTACAAGGTGGCCGGCGGCGCGTCGCTGTCCCCTGGCTCTGCATTCAGTACCCACGCTATGCTGTCGCAGTCTGCGCAGATACCGCTGGAGACGATCCGCAACCAATCAGGGCGGGTTATCGCCGAAGCCTTGCGCATCGCCTTCCTATGGCTGAAGAACGACAGCAAGGGCGGCGGTACGTACAGCGTGTTCGACTACGGCAAGAAGAAGAAGATTGACATCGACGTAGCCCGCATTGACGAGCAGTTTGACCTGAACGTGAAGCTCGACATTGCCCTGCCGCAGAACATGCAGCAGAACGCGGCGGTATTCGGCCAGCTATACGGCAAGGTGCCAACACGTGTGCTGTATGAGGAGCTGCTCAAGATGGGACAGTACGCCGACGCACAGCAAGAGTTGTGGGACGAGCAGATGGATCAGGCATACTATGCTATGGAGGTACAGAAGATGCTACAGCCGCCGCAGCCGCAGCTACCAGCCGGCGCGCCAACAGAGCCGCCAGCATCGGGACTGCCAGTAGAACAGACGGAGATGGGTGGGATGGGGCCTGAGACGCCAGCGTTCGAGCAGATGCCGGAAGAAGAAGGGATGGGATTAGCGTGAAGAAGAAGCAGATAGAGTCGCTCTTCAAGAAGTGGATCACCAGGCTTGGGTTGGGGTGGTGGCGCGTTGACATTAGCTTTTATAACGACCCACAATCAATCATCGACCACTTCGGGGTAAACGACGATGATACTCTTGTCGTAGCCCGAACATATACCCATTGGATATATGGCAAGGCAGAAATACATGTAAACCTACCGGTCATTGAAAAGCTAAGTGATGACGAGACAGAGAGGGTAATTGTCCACGAGCTACTTCACATCCTGGTAAACGAGATGCGTGAGGACGAGATACACCACGAGGAGCGAGTAGTGACCCAGCTTACCAAGGCTATCTTCTGGGTAGTGGCCGATGTCGAGAAGAAAAGGAAGTGACGTATGGACTACGACAACATAATCTCCTCGCAGATGGGATCGCAGGCGAAGGTGCTGGATTGGCAGCAACGCTGGCTGACACGGTTCTTCGCCCCCGTTGCCGACATCGAGAAGCGTATGCTATTGGCGGGCCTGCCGCCTGAGATGCAGGCTAGATTGGCGGATAAGAACCCGGTCGCAATGGAGCGGGTGATGAGCAAGCTAAAGGAGAAATGACATGCCTGATTATGTGAACCCCGGTAATCCTCTTGGTGTGGTAGGCTATGGCTCAATGCCTAAGAAGGGACAGCGGAAACCCCCGGCCAACCAGCAAACGATGAGCTTCCTGCAATCCCTGTACGGGAACATGTGGGACTGGGCGCGGCAGAACCTCGGACCGCAGCAGACACAGGGCGTGGGCTATTGGCCGACGTTCATGAACCAAACGGCTACACCATCATTCCAAAATGTATTTGCTGGAGTGCGACCCGTAGGAGGCGCTTCAAATGTTTCCGGGTTCGCACCGACTGGGCAATATCAAAGCTATGGATTCCCATATGCACCGCAACCAGCACCAGGGATTGCGCCAGAGGGACGGGCAACTACAACGCAAGCCCCTGCCTTCTCCCCGTTCGGCGGCGTCGGTCCATTCACCGGCGAAGAGTGGGCGAACATGACCCGCAACTACAGCCCCGGCGGGTACTGGACAGGGCAAGGTATCGACTACGGCCTGAGCTATGAGAACCTGAGCCGTGGCAAGGATACAGGCGAACCCGGCGCGCTGAACGCATACGGACAGCCAATCGGTACGCCCGCGCCGTTCAAGATCCGCGGCAAGGGTGGTCCGCAGGGTGGAGCAAGGCGGCATATCGGCAAACCTCCACCGACTGTGATCATCAAGGGCAAGCCGACCCCGTCTACTCCACCTGCCGCTGGCACTGGCGTCCCGTCATGGATGGGGTTACTCTCAAACTGGACGATATAATCTATGGCCTCCTACTGGTCGCCAACTCCGACCGCAACGCCGCAGCAAGAACCGGTTAGACCCGAACCATCGCAGTCTTACTGGTCGCCGCAAGCGCCTGCCGCACCTATTGAGCGCGGCTACTGGACTGACCCGCGCAACATTGCCATGCACTACAACGCCATTCAAGCGGACACGCAGGGGCTTGACTGGCAGAGTTTCGGCATTGATCCGGGCTTTGTGGAGGCGGCGTACAATTACGCAAAAGGGCTCAACTCAAATAAAGAATGGACCGAATGGACGTTGCCCACGACGGGCGACTACTTCGCCGAGCTACTGAACCAACAGCCCGCGCCGCCTCCAGAAAGCCAGTGGATGAGCAAGGACAGCACGATTGACTGGACTGCGATACTCGGAGACTTTGCCCCGCCTGAGCTGCTGAACCCACCCCAACCAGGACAACCGATACAGTCTGCCGGCGCAGTACCCGCGTTCACCTATACCCCAGAGCAGTGGGCGCAACTCCCATCATGGCAGAAGACAACCGCCACGATCCAATCATCCGGCGTGCTCTATGGGCTGGCGGCTACCGCACCGTGGGCTGCGCTGGCTGGCGTTGGCGCACTGGTGGCGGGTGGTACGCTGCTCCCTGCCGTGGGCCTGCTGGGCCTGGGCGTTGGCCTGGGTGTGGCTGGCTCGCCTGACACGTACAACAAACTGCGGGCAAAGTTCGGCAACCAGGATTGGATAGGCGACCTCGAAGGGATGGGAACGAAGGGACTGCTGGCGCTCAACTGGCTGGCAGAGAAGGCCGAACAGACCATCGGCATGGCCTGGCAGCTTGGCGACGCGGCGCTCTCGGATGATAAAGACTTCCAGCAATTATTGAACAACATCCCGCAGGTATGGGAAGCGAGCAGGCTGACGTATGAGAGCCTTGCGCCCACCCCTGTTGGCAAGGAGATTGGCAACCTGCCGGCGCACATCGAGTGGCTGAGCGACATGTTGACGCAGGGGAGTACGGACGTCAGGTTCGCGGAGGCTGGGCAGGTGCAGACCATCGGCCAGCTTGAGCCTGTCAGTGTGCCCGCGGCTGGGCTGGCGCTATTACAGATGGCGACCGCCGAACAGATTGCAAACCCCGGCAAGAGTTATCAAGAGATCATCGGCAAGTACCAGGAGCAATACGGTTTCTCCGGCCAGCTCATGGACCTGATCGGGCAGAGCTTGCTCGACCCATTGAACGCGGTCCCGAAGGTGGAGACCGGTGGATTGAAGCTGCTGGGCAAAGTGACGGGCGACACTGCACTGGTGCAGGCCGCGAAGATGGCCGATAAATACTACGGTGGCGCGTCGAAAACGTTCCAGCTCTACCCGGAAGTGTTGAAGGGCACGACATTGGAAGGCGCGCCGACCTGGATGCAACGCACACTCGGAGGACTGACGCCGACAGGAGAGATCGACCTGGCGCGTGGCGGCGGGCTGCTGGGCAAGGTGTGGCCGTGGTACGCACATCTGAATGAGTTACAGCCCGAGGCGCAGGCGAAGGTTGGCGCAGTGGCTGTCGTGGACTGGATGGGCAGCGCGGTATCAAACCTGAATGATGTCGAGTTCAAGAGCCTGATAAAGTCTATCGAGACTGGATCGTTCGAGAACGCAGTCGGCGCGGCGAAGGCGATGAACACGCCGACATTCGCCACATACAAGGGACTGCTCAACGACTTCGATTGGAAGATTATGCGGAACATGGACGCCACGCGTGCCCTCGCCAACGAGAAGTTGAAGGGACTGCGCAACATCGCCGACCGCATGGGGCAGGACATCGAGGTATTGGCGCGCAAGATCGGAGACGGTGACGCGGATACCATGCGTGCAATCGAACGCCTAATGTCACAGAACCCGGACCTGCGCGGCGTGAACGCGGCGATGATTGCCGACTACGCAAAGTTCTTCAAGGAGAACCCCTGGACGCTGAACGACCAGCACTACCGCGCCCACCTGCACGTCCAGCTTGACGACCACATCGCAAAGGCGTTGCCCAAGTTCTTCGGCGTGACCGAGAGCAAGGCGATTGACCGGGTGTTGTCTGCTGCTAAAGGCGTTCAGTCTCTGGCGCTGCTATCCTTCTCCCCATCCTATCTCGTCAACAACGTGGCGACCGACATGATTACCCGCATGTATGACGGCATCGGTGGGTGGACTTCGATGCGCGAGATCAACGCCTACTTCGAGAAGATGGGCGCCGTTCCTGCCAGACTGCGAGAGGGATTGGGACAGGCGGCCTGGGATAACGTGGGCGGCAAGCATTTAGAGACCGAGTTCTCCAAGATGAAGGACGAGATCAGGCGCGTGACGCGTGGCAAGGACCTGAGCCAGCGCGTGATTGATTCCACCGGCGCAGTCAACCGGACAGTGGGCGTGTTCACCAAAGCGGCGGCGGCCTGGGAGCAGGCGGACAGCGCAAGGGCAACCTACATGGCACATCGTAAGACTTTCCCGCTGGCGATGGAAGCGGCGATGGAAAAGGTGCTTACGCCCGCAGACAGGGAGATACTGAGGAGCCAGGGTGCAAGGATTGATGAATTCATGCGCGACTTACAGACGGCTGTAAATCCTAAACAGCAACGCCGGATGTTTGGCGACGAAGTCACCAGGAATGTTGAGAAGTACGCCAACGACGTGGCCACACAGACGACGAAGGGAACCGCCGACTTCATGCGTGAGAGCGGGATCTTCGACACGCTGAACGAGCGGCTGGAGCGCGGCGAGACGCCGGAGCACGCAATCATCGGACTGGAAGAGCAGCTAAGAACAAAGCTGGACGAGTACCTGGACAAAGATTTACCGCGCCGCGAGATGGAAGTGGCAAGCCGCGTGATGGCTGACCCGGCTGTGATGGGCGACGTGTTGTACTCGATCATGGATGCCAACATGCGCATGAGTGTGGCGCAGGCCGTCGATATGACGATGACCTGGGATAACGCCTCCGCCCTGCGTGGCCAGGCGAAGAGCGATTACGTCAAGGGCAAATTGAGCGACGCCGACCGCAGTTGGAGACAACACCAGAAGTGGGTGGAGACAACCTACGCCGGGCTGATACGAGGCAACGGCGGCAGCCCTGAGTTGATGAGTACATTTGGTACGCAACTTGGCAGGATCAACGGCGAGTGGGGATCGTTCTTCGAGAACCGGACGAAACAATGGGCAGACTTCTGGAAGCGGGCGAAGGACTATGATACTGTCAAGTTCTGGGATGAATACGGTGTTGTCCAGAAGACGCTGGGTAAAGCATACGATACGTCCTCGTTGCGTGAGTTCGAGTTCACAGAGAGCATGGCGCAGCCGTTCGCAGACATGGTGGCTGGCAAGTTCGGAGAGCGGACACGCCCGGCGGCTGAGCAGTACATGCTCGATACAGCCGGAGCGCAAGAGTATCTGCGCCGTGTGATGGCGGACTTCCGCGCCTGGGAACGGGGCGAGCCTGACTTGATCGTGCTGGACGAGGTGCGCAATTTCGTAGGCGATACCCCGCCGGCGCGCAAAGGGGAGATGTGGCCGCGCTTCTACGAGGAGATCCTGATGCCTGCCGGGACACGCGCCACCGCAGAAGGACAGGAAGCGGCGTTGAGACTGCTCGCCGCGATTGACGGCAGACCGCCGGCGCGTGACATCCAGCCCGCGCCTGAGCTGTATCGCCAGCTATTGGAACGCAGACGGGCAGAGGCCGTGACGAACAGACAGAATCAGGAAGCGCCCGCGCCTGTGGATCCGGTGAAGGTACAGGAGCCGGAGGTTGTGAAGACACCCGAGCCAGCCGCAGAACCGAAGCCGCGCACGCCCTGGGTTGGGAAGGAACGGCGCAAGGCTACACTTGAAGCGCGCAAGCGCGACCCCAACACCGGAGCTAAGCTGTGGACAGGGGTGGAGGGTGTACAGGAAGCGTTCTATGCCAGGTACCCTGTCACTGCCAGCCTGGACTTGAAGGCATTGAAGTACACCAATGACAGCATCAGCACCAGGGCTGGTGACGCATACATCCAGGCGATGGTAGACCAGGCCACGGAATTGAAGCTGGACATCTACCGCAAGAGACCGGGCGGGGACGAGTTCATCATCGGGTTCGCAGACGAGGCCGCGGCTAAGGCAGGGGTAGAGCAGTTGCGCAACGCCATGACGAACCGTATCATCCGCATGTGGTCGGACGCGGAAGGTAAGGACGTGTACCGGCGCGGGTTCGATTTCAACTGGGGACTGGGCGACAACGCCGACGCAGCCGACGCAAGCCGGAACGCATTCGCAGACTCCAACCCATACGATAGGACGCAGCCATTACCGGGTACGGACGTGAACATTGAGCCGCGCGCAGCCCTGGCGTGGATGATTGACAATGCACTGCCGCAGCTTGACGCCGCACAGCGGGGAGCTAACAAGGCGCTCCTGGATGCGAGAGCGAGAGCATGGGCGGCGCTTGACCCGAAGCGGACTATTGAGCAGTGGTACAGCGAGAGCATCGCAGAGATACGGCGCAGCCCGGCGGCAGTCGAGAAGATGCTGAAGCAGAAGGGGGCGAAGGCGCAAGACACCCGCGGCGCAATCGAGTGGCTGGCAGACGGGCGCGCAATCATCCACATGTTCGAGGCTGCCGACGTGTCCAGCTTTGCGCACGAATCGTTCCACCTGTTCGAGCGGCAGCTGAGTGATGCGGACCTCGCAATCGTGGCTAAAGAGTTCGGCGGCGACAGCGAAGCGTTCTCCAACGCTGGGCTGAAGTACCTGCAAGAAGGCGTATCGCCCAACTTCAAGCTGCGTGACGTGTTCGAGAAGTTCAAGACGTGGCTCACAGAATTGTGGGCGCACTTCAAAGAGCAGGGCAAGACCGACCCGGCCATGACTGCGAAGGTATCCGACGAGATGCGCGGCGTGTTTGATAGACTGTTGAGCGAGCACGTTGAGGATACCGTCGGTGGCTGGGAGGGCAAGGTAAAGTTCGCAGACCAGGCGAGCAAGGAGATACTGACTGGCCTGGGGTGGACGCGTGGACATAAGGCGCTGCTGAGCGCGGTTAACAAGGATGCAGGTGCAGGGTTCAAGAAGTGGTTTGGCGAGAGCAAGGTGGTGGACGAGGGCGGTGCGCCGCTAACTGTTTACCATGCTACAACCGAGGACTTTGAAGCCTTCGACTTTTCAAGACTGGGGGAATTAACCCGTATCAATACAAACGATCCCGAAGCCATAGCACTTGCAGAACTTGGTGCATGGTTTAGTGATCACGACGTTAGCGAGGCGATGGGGGTTAAAAGAGTCTATTCTGCCAACCTTTCGCTCAAAAATCCCTATAGCTATGATGATGGCATCTGGAATCTGGCTAAAATCGTATTGGATGAAGGAGGCCCGAAAGAATTCATAGACAATCTCAAAAGGTTAGGGCATGACGGAATTATTGTCTCAGATGAGGAATTTGGGGGTAGGTCTTTTATAGCTTTCTCCCCCGACCAAATCAAGTCCGCCTTCGAATACCGCCAGTACGCTGCGCTGCACGATGTGCCCTGGGACGTGGCGAACGAGACGATACGCAGCCGGGTGGAGGCGAAGGCTGAGCCAGCCGCGCCAATTGAAGCCGCGCAACCTCCGCAGTTCCAGCAACAGCCTCACGACATCGCCCCTGGCATGTCAGACGCGCTCGGTATCAATGACTTCGTGTACGACTACGAGCTGAACAGCGAGGCGATCCACGCCTACATGAAGCCGGGTATCAATGCGCTGTTCAATTCCATGCTGAATGACACGGGCGGCGGGCGCTATGGGTTCGAGTTCCTCAACCCGCAGGGACAGCAGATCGTGCGCAAGCTATACCAGGACAGCAAGCAGGGACTGGCGCAGGCGCACAACGTTGCCCTCAACGTGTCACAGGCGCAGCGTGACTTCTCTCTGCTCAACTACGACAAGCGATACAACTTCGACCGGGTGCTCACCGCCTACGCGCCGTATCAATTCTGGTTCACCAGGACGATGCAGAACTGGGCGATGAGAAGCGCAGACAGGCCGGGTATGCTGGCGTTCTTCGCACGCATGGCTAACTTCATGAGCCAGGGACAGGACGACAAGCTGCCAATTGCCAGCCGGGTGCGCGGCAAGCTGAGAATACCATTCCCCGGACTGCCGGAGTGGGCAGGCGGCGGTGTGTACGTCAATCCGCTGGCTAAAGTGTTCCCGTTCATGGAGATGCTCAGGCCGTTCGAGCGCATCATGCAGGAGCAGCACAGCTTCGAGAATAAGGCCTATGACCTGCTGAACGATTGGATCAAGACGGGCGACGTGAACGAGGATGCGGGCAGACAGGCGCAATTGAATAAGAGCGGGCCGGTGTGGGAGCGGGCGCTGATGGCCGCACAGGAGAGCGAGGGCGGCGACGCGCTGGACTATATGAGCATGTTCCTGTCACCGGCGCTGTACATCAGCATCCCGCAGAAGCTGTTGCAGGGCAAGCCAGAAGAAGTGGGACCGTTCCCGCCCAGCAGACTGGCGCAGGCGCTGGCCGCCGCGACTGGGATCCAGGGCTTCTCCAAGCTGGACGTGGAAGCGGCGTATAAGAGGGGCGCGGGTATCTCGCAGTTCGGGAAGTGGGGCGACTATTACATCGACCGCCAGCTTGCGAACATGGCCGCAGATGGAGTTATCACGGCAAGGGACGCCAGCACAGCGATGATCGAGCGCAGCGGGGAGGCATTCGACCAGGCCGTTCAGCGGGTCCAGTTCGAGACGATGCTGAAGACGCCGGGGATCTCGACACTCTATCAGGGCGTGCAGGCATTGAAGGGCGAGGGCAACCTGGCCGACGTGATCGGGAGCGCGCTGTTTAGCTGGCTGCCGGCTGACCTGCTGCCGACCGGAGAACTGGAACTGCGCGGACTGAAGGAAGAATACTCCGCGGCCTGGGATGCCTGGCACGCAGGCAATAAGCAGGCGCTGGATACGTTCTTCAAGGAGCATCCGGAGTATGAGGCAAGGATTGCGCTGTTCAAGGAGCCGGAGGAACGACTGCACGGGATGCTGACGAACGAGGTGTGGGACAGGTACACATCTTCCACGACGCTGGACAAGCGAGCGATACGCGACCAGTTGGGGCCTGACTTCGAGATGTTCCTGAGCGGAGACGATGAGCTGATCGACAGCGATACGTTGGCGATGTGGGCGCAGCAGTTGGGAGGGGAAGCGCCAGTCCCACCCGGACAGGAAGTCATCGAAGCGCCGCCGCTGGAGATGCCGCCCATGAACGATGCGCAGGCGGTGCAGATGTATTACCAGCAGCGGGAACAACTGTTCCCCGGACTGGCGGCGACGATGAGCTACGGGTATGAGCTGCCCGAGGCAGAGCGCAAGAAGTTGTTCAGGGATTTACCGTGGACTGAATACAACGCCTGGAAGGATGATTACTTCGCCGCGTTCCCGCAGACAGAGCAGTACGTCACGGACACGGACGCGGAGAAGAACCAGCAGGCGGCAATACAGGGCTACATGGAGAAGTATCCGGGGTTCGGGTTCTCGCTGTCGGCGGCGCAGTTGGGCAGGGCGCTGACTATCGGCGAGATGCGGTTCGCCCGGTACGTGTGGGAGCAGATCGGCAGACCGGGAGAGGGGTTCTACGCCTGGGCTGAGTCGTTGGGGATGCGGGTGGAGTGATCCTCCAGTTTGGGTATAGGCCGATCCCAGAACCACCATATCCCACGCGAAGTGGTGTGTCCGTTCTCGCAAGTTATCTCAGCGACGAGCGGACTATCAATCGTCCAGTCGAACGATGCTAATTCTGCTCCGCATATTTCACACGTGCTCATCGTCAATCCTTTCCTTAGCAAAAGGCTGCCCGTCACACTGGTCGGCATTCTTGCGGGAAGCCTGTGATCGAGCAGCCTTTTGCTGACCAATGCCTTCCCGCTCTCTTATTCTATCACACTATCTACTGTAGCACAACCAATACGCTGTAGCAAAACTGTGTTATAATTAATCGGATTAATCAAAACAGAACGCAGCACCTTACCACGCGAAAGGAGTAATCATGAGTGACGATACTTTGACTGCATTTTCTGCCGTCCCAGACGCAGAGCAGCATTTGGAGCAACAGCCGGAGGTGCAGCCAGCATACGTTACGAAGGATGAACTGGTTAGCATGAAGGACGAACTCCTGAAGGCTATCCAGAGCACGAAAGACAAACGGATAGGCAAGTTGGAAGAGCGGGTTCAGAGTTGGGCGGAAGCCATGCGCGCTCAGGGCATCGAAGTCACAGATAATATGATGGCCCAGGGGCGAACCAAGTTGGCAATGGCCGAGCTTGAGAAGCCGCTGGATGCGGAGACGGTTGCTCAACCGCCTTCGGGTCCACCACCTACCCCCGAAGATGTCGAAGAAATCAATCTGTATACGGCGGAGCAGATCATGCGACACAAGTTTGCGCTGAGACCGGGAGATCCGGAACTCTCAGACCCGAACTTGAAGTCCCTGGACAAAGCCGCCTTCAAAGCCGCGTTCGATAAGGCGATGGCGAGGAAGGCGCAGCGATTGGGGAGAGTCGTGGAGCAGCCGCCTGTACAGCCGACGCCGACAGGGAACCCGGATCGCGTGACTTCCACACAGGGAGCTGCGCCGGGCGGGAACCTGGAGGAAAACATTACGAAGCGGTTGACGGAAATCCAACGGGCAGATCCATTTGGGAAGAACAAACAGCTAGCGGCTGAACGCAAACAGATCAACCTGGAATTGGAGGCCCTGCACCGCAACAGAAAATAATCAGGAGGGCTAGATGCCTCAAACCACTACTTCACCGAGCATCAACTCCATCATCGCTCGTTACAACGAGAGCTTCCTTGAGGGCGCAAAGGCTCCAATGCTCTACGCGCAGACCGCCGTAGACTATACCAAATACGTCCCAGGGATGACGATGGATGACATCATGCGGTCCAGCACCACGTACTTCCCGGTGCAGTCAGGCATGTCCATCGGCTCCAGCACCTTGAGCCAGATCACGGACCTGACCCCGCAGGTGATCTATGATGCCCTGGTCAGCATTGACAAGACCTCGCGCGGCGAGGCGCTTCAATCTTCCCAGCAACTCAAAATCGAATCCTTCGACCAGTTCACCGCCAACTTCTACAAGATCATTGGCGAGAACTGCCAGGAGACCATCGAAGCGCGGG